GAGCACCATTACAGGCGCTCTAGGCAGCATAGGAAGCAAAATAACATCAACTCTAGGCAATGTGTTAGGTATTGGGGGAGGTAGTGCTGCTGGCGCTGCTGCTTCATCTGCTGCTGGGGGAGCTGCTGGTACTTCTGCCGCTACAGCCGCAGCCGGAGGCGCTGCTGGCGGGGGATTAATGGCTGGTGGAAAAGCTGCTTTAGCGACTGCTGGAACTGCCATAAAAGCTGTCGGAGCAAAAGCATTAGCTTTAGCAACAAATCCTCTCACTCTTGGCATAGCTGGCGCAGCTCTATTGGCTGACTCTTTGGATGATAGCGGTACTATGTCTAGTAATGCTGGAATGTTAACCACTCCTGTAGGTGACGGCACTGGTCAGTTTGATATAGCAAAATTTGCTAGTGGTGCTCAATTCACTGGATTTACCAGAAGAAAAACAGAAGGAGAGGCTAACAATGTTATTGACACTTTTAGAACATTAGACAATACACTAACAAATATAGCGACTGCTGCTGGTCTTGATGTTAACTTGAGCGCATCCAACTTTATTGGCAGAAATGAAAAGGGTAAAGGAACTGGTGCGTTTTTTGGTTTAGCAGACGAAGATGGAGGCAGCGCAGGAGATTCTTTAGATTCTCAGTTAACTGATTACTCAAAAAGGTGGTTGACGTTAGTTGCTGGTCAAAACCAAGTAAACAAAGCAGACTTAGACTCGCTGCTAGCCTTGGGTAGTCATACGGCTATCGTTGATGCTGTAACAGCAGAAGCAAAGCGTAGAAATTTGATTGACGGCAGCCATGCGGGGGGTGTAAATAGCATCCCTTATGATGGTTATATTGCAGAGTTACACAAAGGCGAAAGAGTACAAACAGCAGCAGAATCAAAAAGATCAGATTTTATGGTTGCAGAAATGAGCACTCTAAGAGGAAATCTGAATGAGCTTATGCTTGTTGTTGCGAAAGCTGTCAATAAGACGGCAAGAATAGAGTCAAGATGGGATATAGACGGTCTGCCACCAACTAGGACTTAATAGTGAAATTAATAAAATCGCAAGCAGTTACAGACACAACTCTCACATCTAGCTCAGTTCCAGAGAATGATTACGCTGCGTGGAGTAGTGCGACAACTTACGCAGACGGTGATTACGTTATTGTTACAACTCCTAACATTCATAAAATTTATAAATCAAAACAAAACAGTAATACGAATAATGACCCAGTAACAGATACAACTAACACTTACTGGTCAGACGAAGGTAGCACTAATCGCTGGAAAATGTTTAATCAAACTATTCAGCAACAAACCTCTAAGGCTGGTGGTTTTGATGTTCGTATTACAGCGGGTCAAATAGTAAATGGGTTGTCGGTGGTCAATGTTGACACTCAATCAATAACCGTTGAAATGGTAGACCCTTCAGAAGGAACTGTTTTTAATCAAACCTACAGCATGGTTTCTGACTCCGGCATACAAAGCTGGTATGACTACTTTTTCACACCAATTACTAGAGACAGCGATTTGGCAATATTAGGTCTGCCAAATTATGCAAACGCCTATATAGATGTAACTTTCACAGACACAGGAACCGCTAAATGCGGAGCGTTAGTTTTGGGAACGGTTGAAACAATAGGTGATTCACAGTATGGGGCTAGTTTTGGTATTATTGATTATTCGCAAAAAACTACTGATAGCGCAGGAAATGTAACCATCACGGCTGGCAGGTATAGCGATACAGCAGATGTTGATGTCATTATTCAAACTGGTCGTTTTGCGCAGGTGAAGAAAATACTAACTGATGTAAGAACAACGCCTAGCGTTTGGATTACAGAAGAAAATACAGATGGTACGATAATTTACGGATACTTTAGGGAGTTCAGTATTTTAATGACTAACCCAACGGTATCATTAACTACATTGTCTATTGAGGGCTTAACATAATGACTGTCCCAGCAATAACTCCATTGCCTACAGCGCCAGCAAGAACGGATGCTCCGGCAACATTTAATAGTAGAGCTGATGCTTTTCTAGGAGCAATGTATTCACCGTTTTCTACAGAAATGAACGCATCAATAACAGCGTTCAATACTGACTTTACTACAGTAAATACTAACGCTACAGCGGCTCAAACATCAGCTACCAACGCAGCAACCTCCGAAACCAACGCCGGAAATAGCGCCACAGCAGCCGCGACCTCCGAAACGAACGCTGCCTCATCTGCTGCTTCTGCCGAAGCAAATTGGGATTTGTTTGATGACACTTTTTTAGGTTCAAAATCATCCGACCCTACCGTCAACAATGATGGCGACCCTCTTACTACTGGGTCAATGTATTGGAATAGTACATCAAATGCGCTGCGAATATACAATGGTGCAAGCTGGCAAAACACAGCAGCTATTACAACTAGCGTCACAGTAGGTCAAATTACAGACCTTGGAACCAATGTAGGAACATTTTTACAAACTCCATCAAGTGCAAATCTAGCAGCAGCGGTAACAGACGAAACAGGTTCGGGGGCTTTGGTTTTTGGAACATCACCAACGCTAGCAACTCCTGATATTGGTACGCCTTCGTCAGCAACCTTGACAAACGCGACAGGCTTACCACTTACCACAGGGGTAACAGGCGAGCTAGGCTTTGCTAACGGCGGCTCTGGAGCTATAACGCCACTATTAAAAGGTGTTAGCTATACGGCTGTAAATCGTGACTATGTTGGCGTTACTGCTGGCGGTATTACAGTAACTTTACCAGCAAGTCCTACGGCTGGGGATACGGTTTCTGTCAAAGACATGACAGGCGCAGCCGCGACTTCCAATTTTACAGTCGCTAGAAACGGCTCTAATATAGCGGGGTCAAATACAGACCTAACATTCGATAAGAATTGGGCTGAAATAGTTTTAACCTATGTTGATGCAACGGTGGGCTGGAGTGTATGACAAATCTATCAGAGTTACTTCCTGCGGGAGGTGGACAAAATAACGTAGATTTTACGGCTGATTCTACAGGCGTTAATTCAGGAAAACCTTGCATAATAAATAGTGACGGCACTATATCTGAAGTCGCTATGTCAGCATTGACTAATTATGGATTAGACCAATCAGCTAACGCACTGATAGCTGCTGGTAATGTTAGCGGTAATATGGGTCAAATGGTCTATGTTAGAAAAGAGGATAGATATTATTTTTTCTGGGGCTATTCAGCACAAATTAAATATGTCTCATTTACTGTTAATGATGCTGGTACGTTTGCTATATCAGGAATAGGCACTGGCCCATCTAATTTATACAGCAATAAATACTGTAGTTTTTGTTATGACCATCACACAGGAAGAGGTGCGTATACCTATAATTATGCATACGCTGGATATAGCAGCTCTCAACTTTATTACGGAACGCTGGATTTCAACAACGGAAGTGTAACTTTTGGAAGTGCGCAATCTGGTAATTATTATTCAATAGGCGGTTATTGTTGCTCTGATAATAAAGGCAATATTTTATTCGCCTATGAGCAATATCCTTTTAATTTGCCTTATGTATTTTCAGCCGTTTTGCCGTCATCAGGAGGTCTTGCGAATATTAGTGGTGAAAATAATTTAGAGAGTAACGGTGGATACTGGCATACTCACTACCATATAGAATACATACCGCCGGAAGATAAATTTCAGGTTGTACATTCAAATAGCAGCAATGTTGGCAGAACTACTTTTGTTACTTTAACAGGTGCAGGTAGCACACCTTCAGTGGGTAGTGCTGGAAACATTTGGAATAGTAGTGAACCTACAGGACATTTGCCGTATTTATCGTATGACCCTGTAAGCACTTATATGCTTTTTATTTATAATAATTCCTCTAACTATCCAGCGGCAGTATGCGGGTATACAAATTATTCATTTTGGAATCCGATAGGACAGACAGTAATAGAAAGCACTACAACAAGTAGCAATCAATGGACAAAAGATGTAAAAGCTCATGAAAGTGGCAATGTCGCATTTACATACGAAAGAAGCACAAACACTTTGCCTAGCAGAGTAAAAATAGCAACATTTACTTATGGCTCTACTTCTTTTAACTGGCAGGCAGGTCCGTGGAATTTATATTCTGACGCTACAGCAACAACAGTAAGATTGGGCGCAGGTATAGGAAATGGTAGAATGGCGTATGCTGCCTGCATGGACAACTATCAAACGTCTACAGCGTTTCCAAGTAACAATATGGGTAAAGCGGGATTGATAAAAATGCCAGCAAGCAATAAAGACGGCACTAATCTTTTAGGGCTAGCTGCTGGTGCTATAGGTGCAGGACAAAGCGGTACAGTTAATATTTGGGGTTCGCGCAACGAGGTACAAACAGGACTAACAGCAGGAAGTGATTATTATGTACAAGGTGATGGAACCATATCAACAGATAGCACATCATCATCAGCAGAATTGATAGGTCAAGCTATATCTACCACACAAATAAATATTCGGGATTATAACAAGTGACAAATCTTAGTGAGCTGTTTCCTGCGGGCGCTGGTAAAGAGGTAGATTTTACAGTCCAGCAAAATAACACGACTACCACTTATGCCGTAACGGTTTCAGGTGGTGATTTTTATATTGATGGCACACAACAACCAACATTGACGCTTACAGAGGGAAGCACATATAAATTTGACCAAGCAGATAGTACAAACAGCACACACCCTCTCAGGTTCTCGACTACATCAGACGGAACGCATGGCGGTGGAAGCGAGTACACTAGCGGTGTTACTACTAATGGAACAGCAGGTAGTAGCGGCGCATACACACAAATAGTCGTGCCTGTAGGTGCTCCAACGCTATATTATTATTGTTCTGCACATAGCGGAATGGGCGGCACGTTAAACATAGTGCAGCCAGCCGATAATATTTCACAAAATGGCAAAGCGGTTGTTTTAAATTCTGACGGTACTGTTACAGGCATCAGAGAATATGAAGTAACTGAGGATTGGCATAACGGTACTCAAATGACAAGTTATGATGTCACTAATGAGGTGCTAGATGTTCAATACAGCCGTTTTATGGATGTGTTTGGAATATCATGGAAGAAATCAAGCAATTATTATGTAGAGGCGGTATTCGCTAAATTAAACTCATCTACTAATGCCGTACAAGCTGGAACAGTCGTTACTCAAACGAGCTATGCGGATTATAACTCTCGTTCCTATATACCAATGGCTTTTGACACAGAGTCACCCTATGGCGTTTTAATTGCTAAAAATAACCCATCTAATGTTGCTGTGAATTGTTTAGAGATAGGTAGTGGCGCTAACCCTAGTTTGACAATACCAACGTCTACAAGTTGGAACGAAACAATACAATCACCATTTGTATTATTTCATCCAGATGTTAGTGACGCTACAAACCGATATTTTATCTGTTTTTATTATGCTTCTGGTTATATAAAATTTTTATATATTACACTGACGTTAAGCAATCCTGTTGGTTCTGCGACAAATTCAGTGAGTAGTTTTTCAGTTGGCGCAGCTACAACACTAGGCACAAGCGGTTCTCAATTAGTAGGTGCTTGTTATAACAGCGATTTGAATATAATGACAGCTATGTATTACAGCTCTAATTTTGGTACGGCGGTCATTAGGTCAATGCATACTACTGATAGAGTTACTACTTACAATAGTCCTGAACAAACATTGAGTGTCGGCTCTATGGCAAATACAGGCGCTATTGTCTATGCGAAAAATGCTCAAAGAGTTGTTTGTATGTTTAATGATACCAATACACAGCAACTTAAAGAGATGATATTTCAACAAGGTTTTAGTGGTTCTAATCCTACTAACAGCAGTAATTTTGGATTAATTACAGCCTATTCAGGAACCTTAAACGCTAATACAGCTAATTGGCTTGGTTTGTCTTATAACGACGATACCCAAAAATGTACAGTAACCTTTACACCACAGGCTGGTAATGTACCTCAATATATGGAGGGTATTTGTGGCCCTAACCAAGTAGCATGGGGAACAAATGCTTATGTCTTTGGTTCGTCTGGCGCATCTTATTCTTGTCAAGTTAGAGACTATACAGATGCCAAAAATATATTTGTTTGGCAAATGGGTACTGGTGGAACATTTGATTGGGGTTCTTCTGGAACGGCAACACGTTTATATCTAAGGTCGCAACAAGGTGGCGGTACATTAACGACATTAAGTAAAGATTCTAATATTTTAGGAATTACTAATGGAGCTGCTGCTGCTGGCACTACAGCGAAAATAACTATTAAGGGTGGCATATATAGCAATGCTAATCCTTTAGCCACTACTGGCCCTTCTGGTGGCTCTGTGGTTGCTTTTGAGTCAGCCTCATCAGGTAGTGACCCTATTTATGAAATAAAATCTTGTTATGACACTGTTAGAAATCAGATAGTTGTAGCGTATGCAATATATGAGTCAGCAATAAGTTGTTATAAGGCTTATGTAGTTTGTGGAAGTGTTGGCTCTGGTACTACGACATGGGGAACGCCTGTGCCTGTAGCGCCTTCATATAATTATACGTTGCATCAACTGGCGATAACGTATGATACAGGTCAGGACAGAGCACTATTAGCCTATCGTGACCAAGGTGCAAGCGGAGACCAAGAGCTGGTAGTTATAAGTTTTAGTGGTACAGTGCCGACAATTCATGCTGTGACATCTACTAATAACCAAATGGCTGGACCAGATATGGTCTATGACGCATCAGCAGGCAAACACGTTATTGTTTATAACGTCGATAATTATAGCAATCACCGTTATGCCAGAGTTGTAACGGTAGATGCGTCTACAAATACTTGCTCTATAGGTAATATGACACTGGTTAGTAATCATAATTCTCCAACATATAACAGCAGTATTGCGTATGACTCAAATTTACAAAAGTCAATTATATGTTGGTATCAAGCTACTCCTAATCAAGGGGTAAGGGCAAAGACGTGTGAAATAGCGTCTGGTGCTACTGTGGTGACATTAGGCACAGAGACTGAAATAGTTGCGTCAAGTTACGGACAGATTCGAGAAAATCATCTCGTCTATGACTCTAATGCGCAAAAAATAGCTGTAGTATTTTCAGAAACTGCAAGCCCTCATAAAATTTGGTCTAGGGTTTTGAGTGTTAGTGGTACGACAATAACACCAGAAACCGTTGCAGAGGTTACGGATAGCGCAGGTATTGATAACGACTATCAAGCGGTAGGCGTAGATTTTGATGCGACTACAAACAAACTATTTTGTTGTTATGAAAAAGAATCAGGTAGTGGTTATATGTATGGCTCTGTCGGTACTATTTCAGGAACGACAATGTCGTGGGGTTCATCTTCTGCAATTAATTCAGCGTCAGTAGAAAACATGGACCATACGACCTATGTTCAATATGATACTAACGCAGGGAAATGTGTTGTGTTGTATGCGCTAAACTCTGGCAACTCTGCGGCGCAAGTGTTAACTGAAATTAATACTGGTGGATTAACAGCGCAGTCCGATTATTATGTGCAGAATGACGGCACTTTAGCGACAACGCCGTCAACAAAAGCAACCAAGAAAATTGGCAAAGCCTACACAACAACCCAATTAAATATTGAGTACACATCATGAGTAATTTAAGTGAATTACTGCCTTCTGGTAGCTCTGGCAAAAAAGTAAGCATGACTGATAGCGGTTCAGGAATAGCTGCGTCAAAGCCAGTTATATTAGAAAGTGATGGAACGGTGAGCCAAGTTGTTCAAAGTCCAGCAGGATTTGCTAGTTTCGGCACAATAGGTTCATTAGGTTCTTTTGGCGATATGTCAGAAAAACAAAGCTGTCTAATATATAACGAGACTCTACAAGTTTGGTATTATTTTTGGCGACGCAGTAATGGTTACTTATATTATTCATGCTTTTCTTACTCGGGCGGTACGTATACCGTTCACAGGGCAACAACTTACGCTGGTTATTCATTAGCTAGTAATGGTTTTTTAACGGCTGGTTATGCAAAGGACCTCAACATGGGAGTTATATGCTTTCCTGAAGTAACAGGGTATGGCGCTAACAGACCTAGGGTTTCATCTATAGACTTTCCAACAGACCCAGCAAATGCAATAACTATAGGCAATGCATCATTTCAAATAGATTATTATGGAGCGTGGGCATCTGTTGCCATTAAGGATAATGGTGACGGCGTTGTGTCGTATTGTGATATTTGGAGTAACGTATATAACTACGCTTTGGGGTTTCAATTACTGAGCTGGGGAGCATTTAATCAAGGTAGTGCTCAAGGGGTTAGATACAACGGTTCACAAAATGGATTTCAACCAATTACTTATTCACCAGATGGCGATAGGTGGCTAATTGCTACATTTGATAGTAGTTATTACTGGTATATACACGTATTCAGCATCAGCACTTACAACATTTCGAGCGTAGGTAGTTTTTATTTGAACAGTAGTGGAACAATGTGGCCCTCTGACTCAATGAAACTAGCCTACGATAGGAACCATCAACGATTGCACGTTTTTTATGGTAATAACTGGTCATCCGGTTATCCGCAAAATGAAATTTATTCTTGGTCAAGTACAGGCTACACCGGAATGACCTATCAAACTGGCGGTACTTTACAAAGTACGTCAATACAATCGGATTATTATGCAACAGACCTTGATTACAACAGAATAGATAAAAAAGTATTTTATGCGTGGAGAAAAGACGCAGGTAATACAGCAAGCGATACTGTTCCTTGGTATTACATTCAAAGTGGTTCTTTTGGTCAAACCAGTGCAGCATATTTGTGGTCTGCATCTAGTCCAACAAACTTCACAGGGAAAGTTAATTTGGCTGCTGCTACTGATACTACGCAAGTAGGATTTGGCATAGTAGGTAATACAGGTGGAGGTAGTAGTGTTTCGAGTTTATCTCCTTATGAGTATCACGGCCAAAGCACTAACCTAACGGCTAGCAACTTCTTTGGAGTTTCAGCGGGGGCTATTAGTGCGAGTGCTAGTGGTGATATTGCAGTTAATGGAGGTACAATAGGCGGGATTACATTAACTCACGGCGCTGGCGTAAACTACTATGTACAGGATGATGGCTCTTTTGGGCCTAGTGCTGGCTCGTTTGATGTCAAAGCAGGTTTGGGGCTAGGCAATTCAACCTTATTATTGAAAGGAGTTTTTTAAATGCAAACTATTACAAAAGATAACTTATCTCTGTATATATATGCGGATGATGTCGTTATTACTTCCACAGAAGCACATATACAAATAGGCGCAGATGACGCAGAGCCACAAGATAAAATGATTATAGCGGATTTAAATTCTAGTAATGCGGTTGTTCATACTGGCGTAACATCACCAGATGATTGGTCTGGAGCAAAGTATAATTTTGACGGAACAAACTGGACTAGAAACGCAGATTGGACAGACCCGCTAGTCTTTCAACTGCGCGCAGACAAAGAAATGTATACTTATCGCGGAGCGAGTGAAACATTTACTACTGCTATACAGACAGAGATTGATAGAATCGAGGCTCTATAATGAGTTTTGGAGCCAGTAAATGCCTTCCTCTAAAGATCATTTGCTTGAATTTCATAAAAGCCTTGAGGCTTATTGTCGAACAAATCGCCAAGCCCAACTTTTAAACAGCTATATAGATAAAAATTATTCTTCAAAGTATGCAGCCCAAGACCTTGGTGTTGACGAAAGATATGTTAGAAGAGTAATAGCGCAACTAAAAAGATTGAGCGCAGAGGATGGTATAACTCCGTCTTTTGATGCGAGTCGATTCGTTGACGCAGGGCAGAAGATTAAAGGCAAATCGACCCTCACTAAAGATGATGAGGGCAATATTGTCTGGATTAAAACAACTGCAAAAGCCGCCGCAGAAGATTTAGCTGAGTCTGTTTCTGACACGGTTGCTTCATTAACTCCTTGGCCTAAAGTCGCTAAACCCAAAACTACAGAAAATAAGTTATGCACTCTTTACACTATTACTGATTACCATATCGGCGCGTATTCTTGGGCCAGAGAAACAGGAGATGATTGGGATATAAGCATAGCGCAAAAGGTTTTGATAAACGCTGTTAATGATTTGATCAACGGCTCACCCAAAAGCAGTCAGGCAGTTTTGTGTCAACTTGGGGACTTTTTGCACTGGGATGGTTTGCTTGCAGTAACTCCAACAGCTAAAAATGTATTGGATGCAGATGGTCGTTTTGAGAAGTTGACAGAGATTGCTACAGAGTGCTGTATCAACATAGTCAATTTGTTATTACAAAGTCATGATAAGGTTCATGTAATTATGGCAGAAGGCAACCACGACCTAGCAGCTAGTGTTTGGTTGCGTCTTTTGATGAAGCAGGTATTCGGTAAAAATAAAAGAGTAACTGTAGAAGACTCGCCATTTCCTTATTATAAATTTTCTTGGGGAAATAGCTTTTTGGGCTTCCATCATGGGCATTTATCAAGAATTAATAAAATGCCTGCAAAATTTTATTCTGAATTTGCTAGAGACATGGGACAATCAGCTTATCGTTATCTGCATACAGGACACTTGCATCATAAAGAAGTAGTCGAAGATGCTGGGGTTGTTGTAGAAAGGCATCCTACTTTATCAGCTAGAGATGCGCATGGGTCGAGAGGCTTCTCTAACTCTATAAGAGCAGCGCAATCAATAACTTACGACAAGGATTATGGAGAAGTAAGTCGTACAGTTGTTTATCCGAGGATTAAATAATGGACACCAACACGCAAAGACTACAGAGGGTCGAGGACAAAATTGATGATCTACAAAGGGCGGTCATAGTATTGGCGCAAGTTGAAGTAAAAATTGAGACTATATTTGCAAGGCAGACGAGCATTGAGAGCAAGGTGAACCAAATGGAGGAATCTATTAGGTCGTTGACCAGTAAGGCTGACAACCGTTTCTCTGAGCGCATATTCTGGATAATTGTGTGCGCTTCCATTGGTGTAATTGTGAGGATGCTAGCATGAATAATGTCGCGGAATTTCCCCCTGTAAAAACAGCAAAGTTGATCGAAGATTGCTTGTCAGAAATGGCTGAATTAGTTGAAAGTCTATTAGATAATGGCGTAGATTTAACCTCGGTAGTTGGGGTGCTTGAAATAACAAAGCATCAAATAATAACCGAAGCTTTTGAATATATTGAGGAATAACATGATTAAAAAAATTAGAGCCAGTATGGTTTTATTAAAAAAAGGAAAATCAGTAGCAGACCCACAGAAATGGAAAAGTCACCAAATAACAGCCACAGCAATAACCGCCGCGATTTGGGCAGCTATCAATGCGGCTTCTGCTTGGGGGTATGATGTACCGATTGATGAGGAAACTGTTGACGCTGTTGCTCTTGGCTTGCTTGCTGGCGTTAACTGGTTGCTTACATTATCAACGTCTGAAAAAGTCGGGGTGTAGTTTAGGCGTTGAGCCTGTTCCTGTGTGTCCGCATTGTCAATTTGAAGTGCAGAATATTATGGGCTACGCAGGGTTATTATTAACTTTGGACTGTGACATTGAAACATTGAGGAAATCAATATGAACTTATGGACTTATTTAACTTGGGTAAAACGTCTTTGGACAATGGTAGCCGACATAGTAAGGCTAATAGAAGAGACAATTCCTGATGATGGGGCTGGAAGTCAAAAGCTAAAAGCCTTTGATATTTTGCTTAAAGCTGCGATAGAAAAAGCTGATGATATAGACGAGTCTTTTGACAAGTTGCAACCAGTAGCGCATGACATAGTTGGCGCTGTCGTTTCTCTCTACAACGCTACAGGATTATTCCGACACAAGGAGAAAGCAGATGACTAAGTTAATTGAAGAGCCTAATGTTTCACGTGAAACAATCCAATGCGGAACATCTTTTAGGGTCGCAGAATATAGCGAAGAAACCAAAGTGCTAAATATAAAACAGCTTGACATAGTCGTTGCTACTTTTAACTGTGAGTCCAAAGAACACGCGCAAAAAATAGCTGATAAATTTTAATATTTATTTGTCTTTATCATTTGGCAGTATCGCTCTGCTCGATTGGTTACTTGTCCATACCATTTGGAGTCTTTGAAGTGGTGGCTGGCTTCTGACCAGTTATTTAGAGACATACTTTTTAGCGCCTTCTTAAAACGTAGGAGGCGAGGCAATCCTAAATTAAAGGCAATACATACGAAAGCATCACGCCTAGCTCCAGCAAGCTCTGAAAACCAGCTAAAAGTCTTGGTTAGCTCTTGCTCAACTCTTGCTATATCGTTTTTGAGCATAAGGTCTATTTCATCTTGAGAAAATGGTATCTGTTGAATGTTTCGACCTACTCCGACCGTTAGCTGTTTGGCGGGACAAAAATAAACCCACTTGGAGACACCCTCATCTTCCGTCAAAATCTCAGCCGTTTTAAGCGCCATAAAAATAACCCCTGCTATTGGTATTACTTAAACGATAAAAACCCCGAGAATCGCTCTCAGGGCTTTGTATTTTGGGTTTTAGTGTAAAATATTGGAGTTTTGCTGGGTTACTATAAATTGTAGCCAAATTTGGGCTAGCATTTCATTCCGGTCAATCTGCCCATCAGCACAGCAAGTAATGATGGCATCAATGCTTTCTCGAATTTCTTTTAATTCTTGTAAGTCTATTGATGCCTTCATGTTATCCCCTCCAGTTTACGTTAGCGGTTTCCCGCAAGTAACTATTTGCTAGTGCAGTTTCTAGTGAATCTTTCGGTATTTCAAAATCACAAAAACCATTCACTATGGATTGCAAATATCCTGTATCTGGCCTATAGGTTTCAGATTGATTAGTCATTTGGTATGTCATCAATCTTACTTTAGGCAGCAGGCTTGTTTCACTTCCATCATATATTGCATCAAAGTAAGTAATATTAATATCAAAAAACTTTTTATTGTACAGGTGTGGAAACCCTTCGTACCTGTCTAGCGCAGCTTCGCACTTGTTTGTTATTTCCCATATACCTAGCATTATTTCGGAGCCTTCGTTTTTCTCCATGTCAGCTACGCCTCTAAAGACTAGCTCATGGTCAGGCAGTCTTACTAAGCCAATTTTTTTGGCTCTAGGGCAGCGTAGTTTCATTTGCTTTTCGTTTAAGTTGCTTCCATAAGCTCCATACAGGTATGGTCGTGTCACCGTTTTTATCGGCTTTTCAAAGCTCTTGGATAGGCTTGGGTATTTCATTCGGTATTGCTTTGTCATGTCTGCTCTCCTAATTTAATTCGTCTTGTCTTTCGTTTAAGTAGTCAATTACGCTAGCTGCTATTCCATCTAACCAGCCAGTATCCGCCTCTCTCTCATAACGCGCTTCTTGGTTGCTATGGTCAAAATTGCATCTACCCAAACCAAGCTCATAATATAACTGCTGTAGTCTTGGTTGGCTTATATCTTCGTGGTTTGCTCTGCAAGTCAACACAGCTCTGCGCTCACTTGTATTATACAACCTTCTAACTTGTTGGTTGGTAATTTCTCCAATAACGCCTGTACTGCTGCTAATCTGCCACTTTTTAAGTCTACGGCTCCATACAAAAGTGTAGCCGTCATTTTCAAAAATGTTTCTAACTACGTTAAACCATCTCGATTTTGTTTTTGGTCTGGTTACATTGCCAGCAACCGCTACAGATTTTTCTACAAACTTTTGTAAAAAGCATAACCAGTTTACTATTTTTCTAAATTCTGTCGTTCCACTATGCTGTCTAAATTCAATAGCGCCTCTAGTTGCAATGTTGGTCAAGTTTACTTTGTAGTATCGGCCTAGCACCATTGCGCCCTGCTGCTTTGTTCCGCAATTTCTCAGTACTCCTTTGCGGTCTGTTATGCTTGCAGCCCATTGTGTTCTACCTCTACGGCTCTGTGGCATAACCAAATCTATCTGGCCTTCATATTCAGCATAACGCTCATACACTGTGCGTATATCATTCATGCTTAGATCATTGCAGTCTAAGTGTACGTGTAATCCGCAGCTTCTATTTACCGTTACACCCTCAACACTATTTAGTGCTTCGCAAACTTTTCGTAACTCTTCTATGCCGTCAGCGCCTTTTAGCTTTGGGCTTACTAGCTCATAAGCATGGCCTCGTATGCTTCTCAGGCTACTGTCAGTAACTATTTTCCAGTATGGCCTAGTAGTATGGTTATAGTGCTCAACGTGGCAGTCTATACCAGCAGCTTGTATGGCTGCCATAACGTCATATTGGCAAGCACCAACAAATTCAATCTCAATTCCAAAAGTGCGGTTTGTAAAAATCATTTTTTAACCCTTTGTTGTCTAAGTAAGTAAAGCTAATTATAAAGGGTATTATTTATATTGCAAGCGTTTTTATGAAAAAAATATAAAAAAATTTGTATTTTTGTAAAATTTATTGCTTTTTTAGGGAAGCGATCAGTAAGTCTATGTAATGCTTGGCTTTTTCTAGGTCTTGGACTTGTTGCTCTTTGCGGGAATGCTTGGTGTTATACCGACAAACGTACTTAATTACGTTGCCTTGACAGTAAGAAAGATTGTTTTTTTCAATAAATTCTACTGGCTGGATGGTCATTTGCTGGTAATGGTTTCCACCGACTTGTATGTTTTTGGCTTGTTGTTGTGCTCTTTTGATGGCTTCGTAGTCTCTAATGTCAAGCGGCAACGACATATTAAACCTCCGTAATGCATCCAACAATCTCCGCATAGTCTATTCTCCGAGTCTTTTTCTGTGTTTGTTGATTTGATCGTTAAAGTCTTTAAGCATTTCTTCATATTCTGATGCGTATATTTTGCAGATGTTTTTTTGTGTGGCGAACATATTTTTTACGAAATCATAACCATAACGGTCTTGCATCCAAAGAGTGTATTGTTGAGCTGCTGTTCCGTTCCTCATTCCGAAACCGTTACACCCTTTGCATTGAGGATGAATGTTGTCTATCTTCAAAGCCCAATAAGAGCTTTTGCCTTTAGGTATAAAATGACCGCCATCCATGTCTTTGTAGTGTTGCTTTTTTCCACAACTGACACATTGCGCTATTCCAAAATCATTAGTTGCGCTGATTCTGGCTAACAGTTGAATTGCCTTTAAGCATTTTGATCTCAGCGATTTGCTTTTTGACGATCTCCTTGAGTTCTTCACAGTCTTTTTTGAGTTGACCAATGTTGCTCCTTAATTCGTTCACATTATCTAAGGTTTCTAAAAGAACCTCTGACTCTTTGTAGTCTAGCTTGAATGTTATTTCAGCCATAAAATTTTCCGGTTTTTAGTGCTCTGATAGTTTTTTCTGCTCGTCGTTGTGCCAAGACATCAAGGTCTTTGTATCTATGCTGCAAAAGAGCGATTGAAAAGGCTTTTGTCGAAACAGGGAAATCTTTTTCAATCAAAACAACATCATGAGACTTACGGTAAAACTCAGGGGATTGGGTTCCCTTTTGCTCTTTGCTCACTTTCTCTTTCCAATAAGCTAAGTCTTTCGGCATAAGGTTTTATAAACTTCTGGTAGATAACCATTTGAGCTTTAATAAGCTCTTCATAAGTATCTTTAGCGGCTCGTTCATCAATATTTTCAATACCGAAAACACTTATATCGTCATTAGCTTTGTGCAATGTTGGCATTATGTCTTGAAATATCATGTGTAACCTCACTTTAGCTGGCTAGGCCATGCTACGTTGATTCCATACTCATTTGATAAATGCCTGTTAATAACATCATAGACTTTAACATATTCTACTGTTTTTGCATCACTTGTAGAACTGATGTTAAACATAGCTTCTTGCACTGGTCTCCAGATTAATTCTTTTACTAGCTGCGCACTCCAAGGAATATCTACTTCTTTTTTTATAAAGTATTGAAATTTATACTCTTGACCTCCCTCGTTCAGCTCTTGCGCTAAATTATTAAAAAACAAGTGTAGCGCAGCGTTCTGCAAAATGGTTCGCTGGCGACCTGACTTTAGGGTTGCTGTGAGATATTTTTTTTCTTCAAATTCTTTTTTTATTGTTCGTATAAATCTGTCGAGCTGCCATTCATTAGTAATAAAATATTGTTCACCCATCATCTAATCTCTATAAATTGATCCACGGTCATATTAAAAACCTTGGCTAGCTTTAAAACTCTGTCTATGCGTGGATTCTGTGTTTTAAGGATGTGCGTTACGTTTTGGGGGCTAGTGTCTAATTTTCTAGCTAGCTCTGCATTAGACATATTAGCCCTCTTCAACGCGATTTTTGTAGCTTCTCCAATGTCCATTGACCACCTCTGTTTTTTCGATTAGGATAACTATGACTCTCTCCAAAAGGTCGTTTGTTCTCCTCTCCTCCAAGCCTCTGTTTTACAGGGGCTTTTTTTATTAGAGGGCGGTTTCGGTCACGTCACCGCCAAGACGCAAGGAGGGGTGTATGACTCCCCAGACCTAGAAAGGTATATCATCATCAAATTGGTCAGTTTCAATTTTTGCGTTTTCATTAGAGCTTTTTGCGTTTTCGTCAGAACTTTTTGCGTTTTTCCCTAGGAATTGCACCTCTTTGGCTATTAGCTCAGTTGAGTATGTTTTTATTCCATCTTTGTCATAGCTGCGAGTCTGCAATTTACCCTCAATATAGATTTTGTCGCCTTTGTTCACATAATTGTTAACCAAGCTGGCTAATTGATTCCAAAAAACAACTCTATGCCATTCTGTTCGCTCTTGCTCTTCGCCTTTTTTGTCTTTCCAGACCTCAGATGTAGCAACGACTATGTTGCAAACCTCAGAATTGTTTTCTAAATGCTTGTATTCTGGGTCATTTCCGACATTACCTAAAAGTATAACTTTATTAATTCCTCTTTGCATTGTTTTTACCTCCATTGTTGGCTACGTCTAACGCTATAATTTCACTAGCTTTTGATAATTGTTCGTGCATTTTGTCTATATACTCTTCATCCCTTTCTACCCTGATTAACAACTGCCTAGAAAAATTAGGATGGTAAGAGAAAAAGTCCCACCATTGTCTACCTGTTACCAGTAAACTACCCATTACTTGCTGAAAATATATTGGGGGCAATCTTTGTTCTCGCAAATATTCATTATGGACTGCTGGGCTTGGACACTTAATTTCTAAACCTCCATCATCACCAATAAGTCCATCCGGCGAACAACCTATAGTTAACGGTTGCCAGATACCAAACCCAACTTGCTTGACTTTGTTACCTGTCAGGGCCATGTAATGATTCCTTGCTTCGTCTTCTAAATATGTTCCTCTATCAGCCCAATAAAAAGGATTGCTTTTGCTGTTTTCTTCCTGAGGTACAGGTATTCTAGGTTTTGCGTATGGCTCCCCAGAAATTATCTCTCCAACCAGTTGGTCGCAATACTTTTGACCCCTTGATGACCAGCGTCCTTTAGTGTCGACTATTCTTGAAAACTGCGAAGCAGTAGGTACTCCTAGCCTCGCTGCAAACCATTCGTCTGACCCTTGTTCGCAGTCAATCCAACGTAGTCCTGTCTGCGCTGGAAACTTATTTGATGCGTCTATTATCGTCATCCCATTTACCCTCAAACATTGTTTTATTTCTATAGGTCGCTTTTAAAGCGTTTATTGTGTTGTCAGTTTTTCTATACCAAGCTTCCCATTGCCAATATTGCGGGTAAATGTTCTCTTTGGTATCTACAATTATTTTGGGCATGGAGTAAAGCTCTCGCCCTATCCCCCAATTTGTACAGGCTCTTTTAAAAGAGTCACTAGCTCTTCCTTTTTCGGCCTCTGTTCGTGACTCTACACCCACGTCTGACTTCCAAACCCATTCGTTAGTAAAAGGGCTCCAGATTCCAACATGACAAAATAACTGCCCATCAATAATTTCATGCCTTCTTTGCCAGCCGTATTGACCTACGCACTGGTCTAGTCTATCCATATCAACCCTAGCTGTTTTATAGGCCATCAAAACTTGACCGCTGGCTATTTTAGCGCCAACCCTAAACTCTATTTGTTCAATGGATAACGGCTTTGTTAAAGCAGCCATTCTTTCAACAAAAGCTAACACATCTCCTTTATCTGATTTTTTCGCCGTCATCATATCTCTCCAATGAAAATTCTACTTTAGTTACTTTGTAGCCTTCTGGGGCTATGCTTGTGAATTTATTGACCAAGCCCTCTAAGGTTGGGTCAGGTTCATTTTCTTCGGATTGGGTTATTATTGTTCCGGTTTGCAAGAACTGGTAAAAAAGCTCTGCCTCTTTTTTTCTAAAAGATACACACATTGTTCCTATCACGGTTAGTTGTCTCCATAGTTATTGTTAGAACTATAATTATAAAGTTACATATTTATAAATACAAGGTTTTATAATTCCTAATAATTTAGTACACTTGTTTAACAGGAGGTGAACAAATGAACTATTATCCCCACCATATTGGCGATTTTAACAACGCCACAAGGAATTTAAGCTGGACACAAAAAATGGCTTATAGAGAGCTTATAGAGTTTTACTATGACCAAGAAAGTCCTATCACCGCTAATCTAGCAGATATTGAGTTTAGATTAGGTGCGCATACCCAAGAGCAAAAAGACGCAATCAAAACTGTTTTAGAACATTATTTCACTTTTGATAATGATTGCTGGCGACACGAACGCTGTGACGCTGAGATTGCTCACTACCAAGATAAAAAAGCTAGCAGAAGCAAAGCTGGCAAAGCGTCAGCAGCCAAAAGAGCTAGAACACAACAAGTGTTAAACAAAACGCAACTAACCAGTAACCAAGAACCAAAAACCAAGAACCAAACTTTTAACAAGCCAAGCCTGCAAGATTGCATAGACCATATTGCTGGCAAGGTTAAAGACCCTCGTCATACAGCAGAAGAGTTTTACAATCATTACGAAGCCTGCAACTGGATGATAAAAGGCGGTGTTAAAATGAATAAATGGAGATCAGCATTAACTGGATGGGTCAATAGAGGCAAAAAATATGAAGCAAGTAGGCGAGATAATACCGCAAATAGGTCAGACAAAAACGACCAAGCACTTAGAGAACTTTACTCTTGAGGAATTTGGTCAAGCTATAAGGATGCTGTTAGGTTATGGCAAAAACGCACCAGCTATAGGCTCAACTGATTTCAAAATATGGTTTCGATCTATAGCCAAAGATTTTACCTTTGAAGAAGTAAAAGCTGGCGTATACCTGCTAGAAAATCATAAGGGCTATTTAGACCTAGCCACATTGCGAGAATATATAAAATCTACAAGACCCCCGCGCAGCACACCAGCCCTAGAGCATAAGTCTGAACCAGCAAGCAAAGAGAACACAAAAAAATATATTAAAGAATTGAGAAAAGAGCTAGATATATAAATAGTTTTCTTTATAATAATACTTTTAGAGGAGAAAAGTTATGACAGAAGAAACAAGCATTATGACGCACTTAGATACCATTAAGGGGCTAGCCAAGCAGATACAGGAGGATGGCGCACAAATACGCAAAAATAGTTTTGTGGAGGAAACATTTGGCGTTGGCGGTAGTTATGATCGTAAATCTGATTGGAAGTTAAATTATAAAAATGCAGCAAAACGAGTCATTAACACTAGGGTTGCTGATTTTGCGCCATGCGGGGTGTGGGAGCCATCAAACGAGGCTCTAGCTATTTTGGCGCAAGAGTGGGCCGTAACAGACGAGGATTTTTTGTGGGATGCCTTGGCAGAAGAGCAAGATAAAATTGGTGTCCGCTTACTTTCCTTTATACAAAAAGGCTTAAACAATTTAACGCTAGACGAAATTATGACGGCTGGCGAATTGTGGGCTGTTTGCGGTGCTGCTTTAGAAAGACACGCAAAAGCATTAGCGGAAAACCTTGGCGTAAATGATTACGCAGAAAGTGAATATGAAGTAATGATAGAAGAAGGCAAATTAAAAACACAAAATCCAGACGCTAACTTTTAGGGGGTCGTTATGTATTATTTAGCAATACTCGGGTTTATAACAATTATGGTTTTTGGCTTGGTAGGCGCTAGTGATTTAGATGTTGAACAGCAAGAATATAGCTTTTGTTTGGAAATGTACGGTTTATATGAAGAAACAAATGGTCAACTTGGTTGGCCTAAAGAGGTTTGTTATGCGAATTGAAGTAGAAAAAGTAAAACAATCATGGAGAATTTTTAGGCGAACAGTAGACGACAAAAAGATTCCGGAAAATAAAATATACGCCAGCAAAGATGAGGCGTTAAGCCAAGCAAGAGAAGATCGCGATTGGTGTCTAAAAATGCTTGGCGAGGAAGCGGTCGCGGAATTAATTACTGTACACGAAGATGGCGTAAAGACATGGGTTTCGTAATATTAATTTTATTCATAGGAGGTGAAAGAGTATCAGCAAATTGTGAAAAGTCTCTATGTTTCAAAAGTTTAGATGACTGTCACCGTTTTGAAGTTAGATTGAACCAACCACAAATAGGTATAACCGCAAGATGTGAAATAATCACTTAGGAGAAGTTTATGAGTCAGAACCAGCAAGTCTTAAAGCACTTGAAAAAACACGGCAAAATCTCATCAATGACAGCTTTCACAAAATATGGAATAACTAGGCTGGCATCAAGAGTGTTTGATCTCAAAACTCAGGGTCATAAAATCAATACGACACTAACGACAAAAAACAAAAAAACCTTTGGTGTCTACACTTTAGATTAATTATCCGGCATAATGCCCTCAGTAATCGCTGGGGGCTGTTATGTTAAAAATTAAATATGTAGAGACAGAGTCTCTAAAATCCTACGAAAACAATTCCAAAATACATCCTGATTTGCAAATTGACCAAATCAAAAAGTCCATAGACGAATTTGGTTTCTTTGAGCCTATCCTAATTGACGAACATAATACTGTTTTATCAGGCCACGCTAGACTGCAAGCCCTAAAAGAGCTGAACCAAGAGAAAGCTCCTACTATTTCTTTAGAGGGATTAACTGACATTCAAAAAGAAAAAGTAGTTATTGCTGCAAACAAAATTCAAGAAAACGGAAATTGGGATAAAGACCGTGTTATTTCTGGTTTAGAAAAAATATTAAATAGTGAACCTGATGCAAAGCTGCAAAATTATGGTTTTTCTACAGAAGAGTTGAGCGTTTTACTTGGTGACGAAAACGATTTCGATTTTTCAGACGATACTTATGTTCCAGAATCCAATGAAGAATATGCCAACGCAATAATTCAATACGTCATAATTTTTGATGATGAAGAGCAGCAGCGAGTTTGGCATCAATTACTCACTACTTTAAAGGACAAATATCCAGATTTGCCAACGCACAGCTCAAGGATTACAGAATTTATTAATGAAACAACATAGAAAAAAATTAAAAAAATATATTGACGTTAATGTTTATGACGAAGCAAAAAACAGAATACGTCATGTAATAAATACTTTTGATACATTGGTTGTCATGTTTAGCGGAGGCAAAGATAGTTTAGCTGTTTTGCATTTGCTCAAAGAAGTGTACGAAGAAATAGGAATCAACGTAGAAAACAAACCTATCAATGTTGTTTTTAGGGATGAGGAGTTAATACCAGAAACCGTTATTAAGTTTGTAGATAAATACTACAAAAAAAGCTGGGTAAATATGCGTTATTACGCTGTCCCTTTGTACAGTCAAAAGTATGTTTTAGGGGAAACGGCGACTTACGTTCAATGGGATAAAAACAGAGATCACATTAGGAAGCCGCCAAGTTATGCAATTCAATTAGAGTCCAATGACAATAGGATTTTTGCGCAAGACACAATGGACTCTTTTGTTGCAAAAGAATTTAAAGGAAAAATAGCTTTTATAAACGGCATAAGGGCAACAGAGTCTTTGGTTCGTTATAGATCAAGCGTAAACAAAATAAATGAAAATTATATAAATGCTCCTAAAGGGGATAAAGCCACAGAAAAAAATGTTCGGCTTGTAAAGCCAATTTACGATTGGGAAGAAAATGATGTTTTTAAATACTTTTATGAAAAAAACATTGAGTATTGTCCTGTTTATGATTTGCAGCTATGGAACGGTGACCAATTTAGGGTCGCTACACCAATACACCAAGAGGCAGCTAAAACTTTCCATAGGCTAAAAACCCTTGACCCTGTTTTGTATTCACAAGTTATTGAAATCTTTCCGGATATGCTTGTTCAGGAAAGGTATTACAAAGAATTTAACAAAGACTCTATAAAGCAAAAATATGCGGGAAGCCTGCAATCAATACTACAATACATTAAAGACACGATAACTGACCCAAAACAAAAACACGAAGCATATAAAAACTTTCAAAGTTGCGTAAAACTTCACCGTTACTCGCCAGAGGCTTACCCCCTAAAACATATTTTTAACCATTTTCTCGGCGGTGGTTACAAACGAGTAATTATGCCCATGAGAGAGGAAGAACGGTAATGTCAGACCCAATAGAAACAATAGAGTGGATTGATAGCGAAAGTCTTATAGCAAATGATTACAACCCAAATATAGTTTTCTCGCCGGAGCTGAAAGCCTTGGAGAAAAATATACTAGCTATTGGCTGGGTTCAACCTGTAATAGCAACTAAAGACAAAATTATAGTGGATGGTTTTCATAGAACCATGCTTTCAAAAGAATCTAAAAAGCTGAAAGAAAAATATAACGGTAAGGTTCCTTGCGTTATGTTTGATGTCCCAAGGGATGAGGCAATGATTTTAACTATCAGGATGAATAGAGCAAAAGGCAGTCATGTAGCAGTTAGGATGTCCAGTATGGTTAAAGAGCTTATTGATACCCACAAATGGGCAGCAGACAATTTGGCAACTGAATTAGGGGCGACCAAAAAAGAAATAGACCTTTTGTATCAAGATGGAGTTTTCAAATTTAGAAATATAAAGAATTACAAATATTCAAAAGCTTGGTATCCCGCTTATGCAGACGAAATTATTGAAGCCTAGTGTTTACGAAGAAGTCTCTGTTTTCAAGCACTTAGGAGCTAAAGAACGAGTAAGTATAAGTAACACTCAAAATACTCTGTGGTTTATAATGCAAATAGACGGAGAGCTAGCTGGGTGTTGCGGTTTGTATTTAGCGAAAGCAAAAGCAAGATTAAAAAGCGTTTACACATTGCCTCAATACAGGGGACAAGGGCTAGGCGATTTGGCTACAGATTACAGGATAAATAAAGCAAAAGAGCTCAATTATAAACAAGTGGAAACATTGACCGTTAACCCAAGCTATTACGCAAAAAAAGGCTTTGTAATGAAATCAAAAGTGCGTAATGGAGTTTGGAAAATGACAAGAGATTTAGTATGAACTCATATAACGGCTTTACGCCAGCACAAAGAATGAAAGCCCTACAGTGGTCTAAACAGCAGGTAGCTCTAGGTTTAAGAGATAAAAAACCAGAAAGCTGTGATATATGCGGACAAAGAAATGGTTTTTTGTGCCGTCATAGCGAAAATTATAGCGAGCCTTTTGGTGACCATATCGGCGAACTAGGCTTATGTTATATATGCCACATGATGATTCATTGCCGTTTTAAAAACCCAGATAAGTGGGCCTCTTATAAAAAAACAATAGCTGAAAATATGAGGTATGTAGCTTATAAAGGAGCTAACTGGCTGAGATTTAAAAAAGAGTTTTTGAGCAAGCATGAAATATTTGCCTTTGTAGAGCCTTCTAGCGATAACAATATTGACGTAATCAATAAAATAGAAAGCGGGTATTATTTAAATGGAACTAATTGAAAATGTCGGCGGTAGACCTGTAAAAACGCTTACCAATGAACAGGTTGGTGAGGTTTCTACTTTGGCGGCAGTTTTAACCAAGTCCCAACTAGCTGATTATTTTGGTATGTCAGAGAATACTTTTAGGGCGGTTGAAGAAAGACAGCCGGAGGTTTTTGAGGCTTATAAAAAAGGGAGGGCAAAAGCGACCAGCATGGTAGCTGGGCATCTAATAAAACAGATTCAATCCGGCAATACGGCAGCAACGATATTTTGGCTAAAGACGCAGGCAGGCTGGAAAGAACAAGACACAATGAACTTATCTTTAGAACAAAACAATGTAATCACAATAGTCGATGCAACTTCCCCTGACTAAACCTCAAAAAAAATTTGTAATGTCCAAGGCTAGGTTCCCAGCCATTATAGGAGGGCTTGGCTCTGGCAAAACTAAAGCGGGGATAGTTAGGCTCATTTTGTTAATGCTGCAAGATCAAGGAACTAGCGCAGCGTACTATATGCCAACTTATGACTTATTAAAGTTAAGAGCGTTTGCTGGTATAGAGGAAGAGTTGCGAAAACTCAACAGACCTTTTGAGAGCAATCGCGCAGACTTTTCTATCAAGGTGATTGGTTACGGCACAATAATATTGAGGTCTTATGACAATCCAGAGCGCATTGTGGCTTACGAAGTTGCTCATTCTATCGTAGACGAACTAGACACCCTGCCAAGAGTCAAAGCGGAATTGGTATGGCGTAAAATTACAGAGCGTAATAGACAAAAATGTAAACACCCGCAAGGAAATACCGTAGGCTGCGTCAGCACTCCAGACCAAGGTTACAGTGGCTTTATCTACAAAAGATGGTTCAAACAGGCTACAGAGCACCATGAGGTTATAAAAGCACCAACGGCTAGCAACCCTTATTTACCATCAGGGTATATAGAACAAATTCGACAAAATTATGACGCTGTTTTGGCTGACCTATACCTCAATGGCGAAATTGTTAGCTTACAACAAAACAAGGTTTATCATTTCTTTGATAGATTTGACCACCATACTGATAGAATTTTATATCCAGAAGATAAAGAAATAATGGTCGGCGTTGATTTTAATGTTGGCGGTTGTTGCGCTGTCGTTAGTGTTGTTGAGGAAGGAAACCCAATAACCGTTAGTGAGTTTGTTAGTCACGATACTAGAGATTTTTGCCAACGCCTTGATAAATATAGGGAAGATGATCGGAGAATAGTTGTTTACCCAGATGCAAGCGGGTCATCACAAAGGACTAATGCAAGTCTGTCAGATATTGATATAATCAGGGAGGCTGGCTTTGCCGTAGACACACCAAGACATAACCCACCTATTAGGGATAGAGTGAACGCAGTTAATGGTCTTTTAAGTCATAGCAAATGGCTAGTCAATACAGAGAACTGCCCAAATCTAACAGAGTCGCTTGAGGCGCAAGGTTATGATATTAAAGGGCAACCAGAAAAGTTTAGTGAACATCCCGCAATAGACGATTGGGTCGACGCAGCGGGTTACTTTATCCATAGAAGATGGTCACTGGGTCGACTAGCCTTCCAAACAGATATAGGTTTCTCACCATGATTGATTTTCAACACCCCAAGTACAAAGAAAACAAAGACAAATGGAAACTAATACATGACATTTGCGCAGCAAAAGATTTAAAAGAATACCTTGTAAAAATAAACTCAACAGACAACTCTGTTCATGCCAAAAATCGCAGAGATCAATTTTTTAAAAGAAGTGTTTTTTATAGTATCGCTGGTTATACGGCTCAAGGATTTTTAGGTAAAGCGTTTAGTGAGCCTGCCAAGTGCGAAGTGCCGGAAAACCTAGATTACATCAAATATGATATAGACGGCGCTGGGGTTTCTATTTATCAGCAATGCCAAGAGGTTTTTAAAGATGTAGTTGAGGTTGGTAGAGCTGGCTTGTTGGTGGATTTCCCGCAGGTAGAAGGTGATGTATCAAGGCAAGATATGATAGATGGTCGTATTGCGGCAACTGTTACTAGGTTTCAAGCTGAACAAATTACAAATTGGCAAGTTAAAAAAATAGGCTCAAGAATGAAGCCTGTTTTAATCGTTCTGCAATCAACAGACCATGAAATGCATGATGATGGCTTTGGGTTCGAAGAAGTGCCGATTTATATTGAGCTGCGATTAGAAGAAGAAGGTTATGTGCAAAGGGAGTATAGAAAAGAAAAGCATAGTGACAAGTGGTTTGTTCACAACGAAGTTACGCCAGTAAATGCAAGCGGTCAACGATTAGATTTTATTCCTTTTGTATTCGTCGGTTCGCAAGCTAACACGCCAAAAGTAGACTTTGCTCCAATGTATGATATAGCGAAAATAAACATTGGACACTACAACAACTCAGCAATTTATGAGGATTCTGTTTTTACGGTAGGTCAAGTGCAGCCTTTCATGACAGGCTTGTCAACAGATCATGTAGATGAGCTAAAAAAAGCTGGAATGTTTATCGGTTCTGGAACGCTTATGGCTGTTCCATCTGGCGAAAGTTTTGGCTTTGCGCAAGCTGCTCCTAACAGTCTTGCTAGAGAAGCAATGATGGACAAAATACAAATGATGATTGGTTTGGGCGCTATGTTCTTAACGCCGAACGGTGTAGCAAAAACAGCGACACAAGTTGACGGAGAGCTAATGGCCCAACACAGCATTTTAAGTTTAATTTCTGCGAATGTTAGCGACGCTTATGACCAAGCATTAGAATTCGTGCAGTTGTTTATGGGTGGCGCTGAGCCAGCAACCTTGTATATCAATCAAGAGTTTGTAAAACCAAACGCAACAGCTCAAGACATAACAGCAATGGTCTCATCATTCTTGCAGGGTGCTTTACCAATTAGTGATTTGTTTGAGTGGCAACAACGACACGGCTTGGTAGACAAAGAAAAGTCTCTAGAAGATTACAGTCAAGAGTTAAGTGGCAATGCTGACTTTTCGGTACTGGAAGAAGAGTAATGCCAGAAAGTCCAGAAGAGTTAACTGAAATAGCTACGCGCCATCAGGTTTATCTTGAAGGTCTAAAAACTCACGAAACAAAAAAAGCAGAAAAGTTTTTAAACGAAATAAACAAGATTGTTTCTATAAAGTTGGCTGGCAAAGATTTAACGGATTATTCTCGTATTCGCCTAAACAAGCTATTGAAGTCTATTAGAGCAGACTTAAAGATTGTGTCTGGTGAGTACGCCGCAATGATGGCGAAAGAATCAATAGACATTGCGAAATATGAGCGCAGCTTTGAATTGAAGTCATTAGGGCAAGTAGTAGCTTATGATTTTGTGGTTCCTACGGCCTCACAGCTACGGACAGCAATTTTTGAAAACCCTTTAACCATTAGCGGGGCTGACAACGGAAAGATGCTTAAACCGTTTCTCCGTGATGTTAGTAATCGCAGCGCGGAACAAATCGCTGGCATTATCCAAGCTGGTTACTACGAAGGACAAACTACTCCCCAAATAATAAAAAACATCAAAGGGACTAGGGGCGCTCGTTACACTGACGGTGCTTTATTCAGAATTAATAGGGCGCTAGGGGTTGCAACTAGAACGGCGGTTCAACACGCAGCGGTTCAGGCTAGAGAGGAGGTTTGGCAAAACAACAAAGACATTGTTAAAAAGGTTCGCTGGGTTAGCACATTAGACGGTCGTACTTCTGCGGTTTGCAGGTCGCTGGATGGGCGAGAGTTTCCTGTCGACAAAGGCATAAGACCACCAGCGCACCCGAATTGTCGCAGCACAGTTGTAGCCGTACTTGATAGTCGCTTTGACGCTTTGGACAGAGGAGCTACAAGAAAAGCAAGGTCTAGAAATGCACAAGGCGAAAGTGTTGTCCAAAATGTTTCTGCAAAAGAAACTTATTACTCTTGGTTAAAAAGACAGCCAGCAGCATTTCAGGCGTCTGTAATCGGGGAAAGTAGAGCTAAACTTTTAAGGAATGGGGGAATGTCTGCGGATAGGTTTTCAGAATTACAACTAAGCAGTAACTTCAAAGAAATGACTCTAGCCGATTTAAACCAGCTAGAGCCACAAGCTTTCCAAAAAGCTAATATATAGCAGAATCCCCTTGTTTCAATTCTTCTCGGGGAACCTTGTACTCTTCCGGCAAGTCTTCGTCTTTATAGATTAGGGCTATGGTTTGCTCCATAGTTAGGGATATACCCATATTGTCAGACCTATAAAGCATAATTGCTCGTAACATTTTCTTAGATTCGTGGCTTACTTGGTTTCTAAGAGTTGTTTTCACTTTTTTACCGCTTTTCTTATATTTAAACTCACTCATACGTAGTCTCCTTATTAAAAGTAAAGCTATTATAAATAATAATATTTATAAAGTAAAGGATTATTTTATAAATATTTATTTCTCTCCTATCTCATGGAATCGGTTACTGTGTTTTCGTCAATGTGTGCGCCATCTCTTTGCAGGCAGCGTATGGCTTCTTTCTTGCTCTCAAAACCGCAACAATGTTGGTCGTCATAATCAAGCACTTGCATATCGGTTCCTTTAAATCGGTAAACAGGGTCGGCAATGCGCCATTTGCACCAAGCGGGAGATTCTCCGTTAGTCCACACCATAACGGTTACTGTGGGCTTGACGTTCTCAGTATCAGTAACGGTAACTTCGTATTCACCTATTAACTTCCCCTTTCTGCTTTTAGTTGTATATCTCATTCCTGCTCTCCGTTATTCAATATAAAACCATTATAAAGTTATTTATTTATATATGTAAAGCATTATTTTATATTTTTTATACATAAAAACAGAGAAAATTAAGACCTTCATCAAGGTGTCTTAATATGCTTGAAATCGGCGCAGCCATAGCGACAGCTACAGGCGCATTAAAATTAGTTGAGCAAGGCTTAAAAACTGGTAAAAGTGTTGGCGAAATGCTGCCTAGCTTTGAAAGATTTTTTAACGCAAAAGACGATATAGCCCTAGCTCAAGAAGAAGTAAACAATCCCTCATTCGCTACAAAAACGCTGAAAAACGAGACTATTAACGCTTATGCTTTGAGAATTGCAACGGCAAACAAAGACGCTAGAGAGATGGAAAAAAGACTTAGAGAAGTTTTTATTTATTCTGGCAATGAGGATGTTTACAAAGAAATGTTGAGACATAGAAAAGCAGAACGAAGAAGAAGAATGGAAGTAGCGCGAGCAGCAATGGCTAGAAAAAGATTCATACAAGACATGACTTTGTTGGCTGCTATCGTTGTAGCAGGCATTATAGGTTTTGCTGGATTGCTCTATATGCTAATGAATTGATGAGCATTGTTTAACGTATGTTGCTTATTTTTTTTCTTGACACTAAAATACTCTAGTCGCTAACAGGGTTAGCATTATCTCGGAGAGATTATATGATTGAGTACGAGCGCGAGAGCATTGAAGATTTAGCAGAGAGCGTACAAGAACTTTACGAAAAAGACGGCGATAAATTTAAACTAAAAATAGACGGATTGCCGAAGCCAGAAAAAGAAGATGTTAGTGGACTGAAAGCAAAAGTTGATGAACTACTAACAGAGGCTAAGAAGGCTAAAGCAAAAGCAAGAGAAGCAGCAGAAGAGGCTGAACAAGCCAAGGTTGATGCTGCCAAAAAAGGGAATGACACGGAAGCACTAGACAACTCTTGGAAGGCTAAATATTCCAGTAGAGAAACAGAGCTTCAAGAGCAGATTGATAGTCTAACAAATACAGTTGTTAGTTTGACATCAGGCCAAACAGCTACAGAGATAGCCTCTGAAATCGCTATACAAGGATCGGCACAGGTTTTGTTGCCACACATTGAAAAGCGATTAAAAACAGAGCATAGAGATGGTAAGCCACAAACAATCGTTTTAGACGATAAAGGGCAACCGTCAGCTATGACTGTAGACGAATTGAAAACGGAATTTCAAAATGACGCAGCGTTTGCTCCGTTGATTGTAGGAACTAAGGCCAATGGCGCGGGGCGTACTGGCGGGAAGGAAAGTGGCGGTGCTACTGACCAAGAAATAACACGCTCAGATTTTGACGCTATGAGTCAATATGAGCGTTCCAAGTACGCCAAAGGTGGCGGCAAAATTATTGACGATTGAGGTAATTGGCAATGGCTAATGTTCTAACTGACTTAGCAGCAGACATTTACACGGCAGCCGACCAAGTTGGTCGTGAGCTAGTTGGCGTAATTCCATCTGCTACTATTAACACATCTGCAACAGAAAGAGCCGCGCAAGGCGACAGCATTCGCGCAGCGGTAACAAGAGAGGTGAGTGTTGGTACTGTCTCACCATCAATGACCATTCCAGAGGGCACAGACCAAACCGTTGACAACAAGGTTATGACCTTGGACACAACTGCGTCTGTTAAGATTCCTTGGACAGGTGAAGATATTAAGCACGTTGATAATGGCGCTGGTTTTCAAACCGTTTACGGTGATCAAATCAAGCAAGCCATGAGAGCTATCACTAATCAAATCGAAACCCAAGTGGCTGCTGATGTTGCCAAGTATGCTTCAAGAGCGAAGGGTACGGCTGGCACTACCCCATTTGGAAGCAATATTGATTTGGTTGCTGAGATTAGACAGATTCTAGTAGATAACGGATGCCCAGCTACAGACGGTCAAGTTTCTTTGGTCATGAATAGCGCGGCAGGTACAAAGCTAAGAAATTTAGCTTCTTTGCAGTCCGTTAATCAAGCTGGTGGTGACGCATTGCTCCGCAGAGGAACATTGCTTGACCTACAAGGCATGATGATTAAGGAATCTGCTGGTATTGGCACACACACAGCAGGAACAGCATCTAGCGCAACAACTGATAACGCTGGTTATGCTGCTGGAGCGACTACAATCACTCTAGCTTCCGCTGGAACTGGAACTATACTTGTTGGTGACGTTATTAGCTTTGCTGGTGACTCTAACAAGTATGTTGTTACTTCTGGTGATGCGGATGTATCTGGTGGTGGAACTATTACGATAGCGACTCCTGGACTTCAAACTGCGATTGCTTCATCTGCAACTGCGATAACAGTCGTTTCTGACTTCACAGCGAACGTAGCTTTTCACAAAAGCGCGGTTGAAGTTGGTGTGCGAGGGTTAGCGCAGCCTAGCGGTGGTGATGCTGCCGTCGACCGTTTGACAGTACAAGACCCGTTCTCTGGCCTCGTTTATGACGTAGCAGCCTATAAAGGCTATAACAAAGCTATGTTTGATGTGTCCGTTCTTTATGGATACAAAGTTTGGAAGCCAGATTTCTGCGCCGTCTTGAAAGGCTAGTCATCTATCTAAGGGGGTGTAAAAACCCCCTTATCTTTTTGAGGTATAAATTATGTGGACTAAACCAACTTACGAAAATGTGCGACTTGGTTTTGAAATCACAATGTATTTCAACAATCGTTAGGAGCAGTTTGTGGCTAAAAAAGACCCTAGACTAACTAGAGCTGGTGTGTCTGGATACAACAAGCCAAAACGTACACCGAAGCACCCAACAAAATCTCATGTGGTCGTAGCAAAAGAAGGCGACAAAATAAAAACTATCCGTTTTGGTCAGCAGGGTGTTTCCGGTTCTCCGGCAAAAAAAGGTGAAAGCAAATCTGAAACAGCTAGACGTAAATCGTTTAAAGCGAGACACGCTAAAAATATAGCCAAAGGAAAAATGTCAGCGGCTTATTGGTCTAACAAGGAAAAATGGTAATGCCGATTAGAAAGTCTAAAAAAGGTTATAAAATTGATAACACTTCTGGCTACAGCAAGACTAAAAAGCAAGCCCAAAGTAGGCTCAAAGCAATTAAAGCCAATCAAAAAGGTAAGCGAAAATGACAACCATAGTGGTCGAAAATGGAACAATAGTTACAGGCGCTAATAGCTATGTGACTATGGCTGAATATATAGATTATGCCGCAAGTCTCAATGTAACTATTACAGACTTACAGATTTATAGAACGCAACTCATTAAGGCTGCGCAGTTTATAGATGGGCTGGAAAATGTTTTAAAAGGCGACACTGTCGAAAAGACTCAACCTATGGCTTTTCCAAGGAACAACTTAACAGATATAAACGGCTGGTCTTGGGACAACGATGAAATACCAACCGTGTTAAAACAGGCTCAAATGTCTTTAGCTATTGATATTAATGACGGTGAAGATTTGTGGAATTTATCGCAAAGCGGAGCTACAGGGATTAAAAGAGAAAAAGTAGATGGTGCGGTAGAGGTAGAGTATGCGGTTTCTGAAACAGGTCGATTGCCCTATAACAGTAGGAGCCAAGCCCTGCTAATGTCTTTAATGAGATACAACGGTCTAGGTATTCCTTTGGTAATGTCATGAGCGCAGCCTTTTATACAAGCATGGCAGCGACAGCAGCCAAGCTATTAAAAAAATTTGGAATGGAAATAACAATAAAGCGCACTACTGGTGACAGCGTTAATCCTGTAACTGGTGCGGTAACTGCGGGAACGACAACAACATACACACCAAATGGATTAGTGCAAAGATATAGAAACGATCAAATTGATGGAACTAGAATAATGTCATCAGACAGGCTTGTTATTGTCGATAACACAATAGAGCCACTAACTACTGATGAGATTGTTTTGTCTGGTCAAGATTGGACTATCGTAAATGTTGAAGAGGCCAAGCCTGCAACGGTGGGCGTTGTTTACTTCATACAAGCGAGGAAATAATGGCTAGAGTTGATATTTCACAATGGGCCAAAAAAGCTGAACTTAGTTTAGAAGAGGCAGCTAGGGGCATAACTCTAAAATTGTTTTCTAGCGTCATAATGGACACTAGGGTTGATACTGGTCGTATGCGAGGCAACTGGCAAGCAAGCATTGGAAGCCCAAGGGCTAACGAAACTGACAGCAAAGACCCAGCAGGCCAATCAACTGTTCAACAAATGTCTGCAACTGTTAGGTCAGGCACATTAAACATTATGACTAACAATGTTCCTTATGCTCCGTATTGGGAGCAACATGATGGGATGATTGCTAAGAACATGGCAAGAATTAACAGAATAGTGCGAGAAGAAGTAGCGAAGGCAAAATAATGAGCTTAAAAATAGATCAAGCATTTATAGAGAGCTTTATTAACGCTAATTTTGGGTTAGAAATTGCCTATCAAAATTTGCCTTATGAGCCTACGGCTAACATACCTTATGCCGAGCTTCTTAATATACCTAATGACATAACCGCACTAGACCTAAATGATACAAATGAAACAGACGGATTGTTTCGTGTCATTTTGCGTTATCCCGCTGAAACAGGGGCAATAACGCCAAAAACAAAGGCCGAAGAAATTATGGCTCATTACCGCATTGGTAGTAGTGTTTCATATTCCGGTCAATCTGCTAGAATAACCGCAGTATCTCGCCAAGCCGGACTCGTAGAGGAAAGCTGGTATGTTACTGTAATTACTATTACATATAGAGCTTTCATACAGAGGTAAATTAAAATGCCAAATTCAGCACAAACTCTAGTGGATAGTGTTATAGCTATATCGGCTTCACTACCAACTACATTTGACTCAGACGGAACTACTGGCTACCCATCCCTTACGTTCACTACAGTTGGACAAGTGACAGATTGGGCTGCTGGCGGTCAAACTTATAATATCGTTACGTCTAATCCAATCAATCAACGGTCAACTGACAAGTATAAAGGGACTTACAACAATGATGCGGACAGCATTACAGTTAACCGTGATGATGATGACGCTGGGCAAGTAATTGTATTAGCGGGTCTTTCTGCTGACGCAGATTATTCGTTCAAGGTTACTTATCAAGATGCAACAGATGATTATTTCACAGGCAAGATTGTTTCTTTCAACACTGTCGCTGGGGGCGCGGATTCATTGGTTCAAAGAACCATCCAAGTGGAGCGTACTCGGCCGACAGTTACAACCGTATAGGGGTAACTTATGGACTTGAGCACTATCGACTTAACGGCAGCAGCGGACAAAGGCGTTACAGTTACTTTGTACAACCCTGTCACTGGAGAGATTTTAGAAGATGAAGGCGGTAAAAATGTCACGATAAAAGTTTTAGGTCGAGATTCTAAAAAATGGCAAAACGTCATGAGAAGAATGGAAACCAAAAACGCACAAAAATATCGTGGTAAAACCGTTCCTCAAACAGTTGTTGAAAACAATGTTCGTGAGGCGCTAGCTGAGTGTACTGTAAGCTGGACAAATTTAGATTTCGAGGGCGAAAAGTTACCTTGTAACAAGGAAAATGCCCTCAAAATCTACACTAAAAGAGCTTGGATAGCTGAACAGGTTATTGAAGAAGTTGCAGATAGGGCAAACTACGATACAAAGTCACTAAGCAGCTAGAGGATTATGCGAGATACCTAGCTTGGCTAAATACTCGCAAGAAGGGCGCGACAGAGGTTCGTAGAAAAAGCTTAGACGATCCTGTTATGCCTGATATACAACCATACGAGCATTTAGTTGAGTTGGCGATTGAGTGTGGGTTAGATGGAGTTTCGTGGCAAGAAGTTGACAGTTGGCTGCGAATAACAGGTTATGAGTTGAGGCTTTGGGAAATACACCAAATTAAATTGTTCTCAATTATTTATCATAGCTCTGCGCAACAATACGAAGGCACATTGTTGCCAGCACCCTACAGAGATGTCGACCAACCTAGCGGAATGACTGAGGATGCTAGGAACATTTTAAGAAATAGCAGGTTTTAATATGGTTGATGTAGCTCGGTTAGAAATACAAGCAGATTCCTCATCTGTCAAAACGGCTGGTCAAAATCTAGCTGGCTTTTCCCAAAAAGCGACATTAGCAACTAGAGCTATGAGAGTTTTGGCTCCAGTTATGGCGGCAGCGTTGTCTGCTCGACTTTTTTCCAATTTAGCTGCGCAAGCAAACGAATTTAATGCTGCTTTAGGCGAGGTATCGACTTTGCTGACAGATGCAGCGAAGGAAATGCCGACATTAACGCAAAACGCAAAATTATTAGCTGCTCAATTTGGCGGTTCACCTACGCAACAAGCACAAGCATTTTATCAAGCCATATCTGCTGGAGCCTCTAACGCTGTCGAAGCAACATCTATGCTTACAGCAGCTAACAAGCTAGCTATAGGGGGCGTGACAGACGTTACAACCGCCGTTGATGGTTTAACCAGTATAGTTAATGCCTTTGGCCTAGAGGCTAACCAAGCTGCTGACGTTAGTGATGCAATGTTTACGGCAATGAGAGCCGGAAAAACTACAGTAGGCGAATTGTCAGGAAATGTTGGTAAAGTTGCAGCGTTAGCTTCAACTGCTGGCTTGTCATTCCAAGAATTGTTAGGAGCAACGAGCGCATTAACAACTGGCGGTGTTGCGACAAGCGAAGCAATGACAGGTTTAAAGGCTGCGCTAACGAACATATTAAAGCCTTCCGGCGAAGCAAAAAAAATATCAGAAGCATTAGGGTTGCAGTTTGATATGCAATCTATTCAAGCCAAAGGATTGCAACAATTCCTAAAAGATTTAGTAGACCAAACCGCAGGCAATCAAGAGGCTATGCTAGGTTTGTTCGGCAGCACAGAGGCGTTAAACGCTGTGTTTGCCTTAACAGGGTCGCAGGCTGAAACTTTTGACAACATTATGGAAGATATGGGCAAGTCATTAGGTCAAACAGATTTAGCTTTTTCAAAAATGTCTAACACCATGACTCAAAAGCTAGAAGTTTTAAAAGGAAAATTCGCAGCAACCGCCGTAGAGGTTGGAAATTTTGTGGTAAAAGCGACAGAGCCAATAGTAGACCACTTAAATGCAAACTTTGATGCTTACACAAAATACTGGAGCGATTTAAAACATCAAGCGGGAATAATGCTAGAGCAAATATGGAAAATTTGGTCTCCATTTTTTAAAAATATAGCTGACGGATTTAAGGCGGCTTTAGATTTTATAATTAATCTGTTTACTCCTTTTGTTAGAAGGTTTGTAGATTTTGTCAGACGGCTAGCCACGCCAATTTATGAGTTTTTTAAAGGAATCGTAACTGGCGCAGAGTCAGCTATGCGAGCTTTTATAAACAACTTTAGAACTGGCTTTTCAAAAGCGCAAGAATTCGTAGAAAGAACAAAACTTAAAATAGTCGATTTTTATGAAACCATGAAAATTAGAGCTATGTCCTTGATTGACAGCCAAGAAGAAACAGAGCGAAAACTAGCAGAGCTAGACGAGCAAAGAAAACAATCTTTAAGGGAGCTAACAAATCAATTTGACTCTCAAAGAGAAGCAATAGTTTTAGTCTCGGAAGAAGCAAAAGTTTTTAATGGCATATTCAATATTTTAGAGGACACAACTGTCGCGGTAAAAGATGGCATAGTAGGTTTGGGCAACGCAACATTAACGCTTAAAAATGGTTTGGTTGATGTGGCTGCTCAAACAGCGCGATTTGAAGCGGGACAAATTGCTGCTGCTCGTTCTGTCGGCGTTTTAAAAAATCAAGTAACAGAACAAAATGACAGCGTTATAAATTTGGTAGACCAATTTGACCTTATGGCTAAACCTACAAGCGGTTTTAGAATGGTTACTCAGGAAATGGAAACCCAAGCCATAAGAAGCGCAGAGGTAAGCAAGCAGTTAGAGCTAGTAGCTGAATCAACTGCCAAAGTTTCTGTAGAGCAAGCTACGCTCAACACGTTCGTTGAAAATACGCAAACAAGTTTTGCTGACTTAATTAAAGGAACGTTAGACAGCGGTAAGTTAAATTTTAAGAGCTTTTTTGAATCGATCAAAGAAGGCTGGAAAAATATGGTTGCTGAAATAGCTGCTAAAAAGCTAATGGACGCAATCTTTGGAACTGGCGGTATAGATGGCTTTATGAGCACCATTACAGGCGCTCTGGGCAGCATAGGAAGCAAAATAACATCAACGCTAGGCAATGTGTTAGGTATTGGCGGAGGTAGTGCTGCTGGCGCTGCTGCTGCTTCATCTGCTGCTGGGGGAGCCGCTGGTACTTCTGCCGCTACAGCCGCAGCTGGAGGCGCTGCTGGCGGGGGATTAATCGCTGGCGGAAAAGCTGCTTTAGCGACTGCTGGAACTGCCATAAAAGCTGTCGGATCAAAAGCATTAGCTTTAGCGACAAATCCTCTCACTCTTGGCATAGCTGGCGCAGCTCTATTAGCTGACGCTTTAGATGATAGCGGGACTATGTCTAGTAACGCTGGAATGTTAACCACTCCTGTAGGTGACGGCACTGGTCAGTTTGATATAGCAAAATTTGCTAGTGGTGCTCAATT